AGTAAACAAATAAACTTTCCCCAATCGAACCAACTCGGCTGGCGCTCCGCTCTATACAGATTGTAATATGAAAATATACAATGAGCGAACCCTCAAAAACCTTTACAAAATTGTACCACCTGTGATATAATAAACTCATCAAAGGCAAGGGCCCGCTTTTGAACGAAACAAAACTAATCTAAAACAAAAGGAGAAACCGACTATGGAAACAACCGCATTGATTGCAAACGCAACAACTCATGAAAGCAAAGTAAATCTTTTTCGCGCACTGACCAACGCAAGCCCTTTCAGTGAAGCAGTAAACAAAACACTATCCGTGGTGCAGATTATCGACCAGCCCGCGGTTAACGATCAGGGCGAGCCGGTCAACCGTTATTTCTTCCTGTGTGAAGATGGAGCTGCCTATATGTCTATGGCCTTGGGCGTGGACAGCTGCGTAAAAGCGGTTAGATCAATTTGGGGATCGGATTTTGCCGAACCCTTGCAGATCGTGCCTTGCCAGGTCAAGACGAAAAACGGCCACACTTATAAATTTACAGTTCTGTAAATTTATTAAAACTCAAAATTATAGCCCGGTATATCCGGGCTATAATCATTTAATGGTGAAAGAATATGAAGAAATTTATTCGTACTAAACAGCGTAAAGCAGAACTTACCGCCGTTATTAGCGGATATAATTATAAAATAAGGAGAGCTGCCGCGCTGAAAGCACATGGAAAATATGAAGGTGTTGTATTACCTAAATTATTAAGTCCTGAAAAAGAATTTGCAAAAATAACAACCTTAGAAGAATACAACGAATTATTAAATCGAATTCGCGAAACCGGGCGAGCGGTTCGACAGGAAAAATTTATAACATTAGGAAAATATAAAACCATCGAAACGCAAACAACACGAATCATCAAAAAACAGCAAGAAAGAAGTATTCAGGCGTTCATTCGAAATGAAACGCCCGCCAAAACTGAATTTAAATCGGCGAAAGCCTTAAAAGATTTCATATACAAATATCAAAAAGAAACTTTTGATTCATTTAATGAAGCGCGGGCAGAGGTGTTTAAGGATAATGTTGTTATCTGTTTAACAGCGCTGGGCTTTATGGAATTAGTTACTGAATGGCAAAGGCTATCGCTTATTCAGGTTGATTCAGTGAATAGGGCATGGCCGGAGGCCGTGGAAGTTATGTGGGCGGCCTATGAGTCTAAGGACGAAAGCAAATACCAAGAAGCATACGATAGAATGCGAACGGCTATAAATGGTGTAAAAGGTATTGTAAAATATACAAAAGGTACAGTAAAATGACAGAGTATATTTCCGATTTTGAAACACAAAAAGATCCTGACACTGGGGTCATGTCTGTATGGGCGTGGTCTATTGTTGAAGTCAACGATCTAAAAAATATTCAATACGGAAATAATATTGAGACATGGCTTTCAGCCATTCAAGGACTTCCGAACGGGTCTTTAATTGGCTTTCATAATCTAAAATTCGATGGAAGTTATATTTTAAGTTATTTGTTAGGTGTTGCAAAATGGGAATATAATGACGATCCAAAAGCAAGAAAAGCAAAAACAGTTGAATGTTTAATCAGTTCAATAGGCATACATTACAATTATCGAATAAATTTCACAAAGAGAAAATATATCAAAATTTATGATACCCTAAAAATTTTCAATATGAGCGTTTCGCAGATCGCTAAATCGTTCGGAATCAAAGAGCAAAAAGGGTCAATAGACTATGCAAATTTTCGCGGATATAACTATACTATAACCCCGGAAGAAGTCGAGTATATTACCAACGATGTAATTATTGTAGCCAAAGCAATAAAGCAATTCAGGACTGAGGGACACGAAAGAAATACCATAGCTTCGAATGCTATGCGTTACTATAAGAAAAATAGCTATTATTCAAACTATGAATTTTTAACATACTTTCCGCACCTTGACGATGATTTATACCATTTGTTAAAGCGTGCCTATAAAGGCGGGTATTGCTATGTAAACCCTAAATTCAAAGGTAAACCGGTAGGCCATGGCCGGGTATATGATGTAAATAGCTTGTATCCCTCGGTAATGAGTGATCCGCAAAATAAATATCCAATCGGCACCCCGGTGTTCTTTGAGGGTAAATATAAAGACGATCCAATATACCCATTATATATACAGTTTATAACCGCACAGTTTGAATTGAAAAAAGGCAAAATTCCAACAATTCAAATAAAGAATGATAAACGCTTCAACCCTCGCGAATATGTGACAAGCACCGGCTGTTTAATGGTGAATTTGTACTTAACTAATGTTGATTTAGAAATGTTTTACGAGTGCTACAATATAAAAGAAATTCAATATATAGGCGGGTATAAATTTATAGGCCGATCAGGAATTTTCATTGATTATGTCAATCACTTCAAAGAAATGAAAATGCAGGCAACCATTGAAAAGAACGCAGGGAAAAGGAGCATTGCAAAATTGTTTTTAAATTCATTATATGGGAAATTTGGTGCAAGCAATGACAAATTTGTCAAACGCCCTTATATAAATGATAAAGGAATTCTTGCCTATCAAACAGTTGAAACCCCGCGACCTGCTAAAACAGTGTATGTTCCTGTGTCAGCGTTCGTGACAGCCTATGCAAGGCGGTTTATTCAAACTCTTTTTATTAAGAATGTAGATCGTTGTTGTTATTGCGATACAGACAGTTTGCATTTGTTAGGTGACGATCCACCGGTAGGAGTCAAAATCAGTGATACAGAATTTAATTGCATGGCTCATGAGTCCAGTTTTTCAAGAGCTAAATTCCTTGGTGCAAAACTGTATATTGAAGAAGATGAGCAAGGCAACCTTGATGTAAAGGCCGCAGGGCTTGGGCAAAATGAAGTAGTAAAAAATCAAATCACATTTGAAAATTTCAACACCGAGCAAGAATATTTTGGAATTTTGAAAAGTAAAACCGTGCAAGGCGGTGTAGAGTTAAGTGAATCCACATTCAAGATACGCGAACGCGGAACACGATTTTAATAAACAGTGTCTATTATTTCGGCGAATTTGCCCAAATCTGTTTACAGCTTTGGGCATTCGTGTTATAATTAAGACAAGAAATGAGGAAAGAAACAACTTAATTAAAAGGAGTAAAATTATGGGAAAAATGTTTGAAAAAAGATGGGATCGTCATCATGGCTACGCAACAGCCTATTGGGTTGATATTGAAAAACCGGTTATTATTTTTGATTCCAGTTTGAATGAGGTTGTAAAATATGATGAATTACCAGAGGAATATAAAAATATAGTTGATAGTGCTATTGATGAATTTGAAGAGGGTTATAATAATGTGATCCGTTTGGGTTGCAAATTATATGAGTGTTTTAATTATACGCGTTTTTCTATTATGCGAGAGATTGAAAACTTTGATGAAACAATATACAGTAACAACGATTTTAAGGAGGTGTAAAAAGTGATCCGCTTTCTAATTAAACAACAATTCGCTTTTGCTGAAAAATGTTTTGACAGGGAGGGAGAAATAAAAAAGCCATTTGAAAGGTATTTTGCTTCATTTATCAATCAGGTGTTAAAAGGTCAAAAAACAATAACGCTAAGAGCGCCAAACACCTTGTCTGGCATGCGAGGTCTTATTTATTTTTCAAATGCTTTGGATTTAATAAGGTATCTAATTGAAGTTCACGAAGAAAGCAATGTTGTTGCTTTAACATTCAAAATGAACGCTAACGCCAAATCAATGCACGCGGCAAGAAGTGTAATAGCGAGGTACGAAAAATGACAAATTATGAAAAAATCAAAAATATGTCGATTAAGGAATTTGCAAAATTCATAGATGATATTCGTTCAAATTGCCATTTAAACGGGCGTTATAAAACAAAGGTGTTTTGTAAATACTGTCCAATAGAATGCGAAGGCGAAGGATCAGTTATTGACATTTTCGTTTGGCTAAATATGGAGGTATAAAAATGAAATGTACAGACTGCGCATATTATGCAATATGCAAGGATTTAATCAAGGCAGGTTTTGCAGGTGTAAACGAAAAATTTCCTGACGCTGGAGGTTGTGAAGTGTTTAATTTAAAGCATGAAGAAAAAGTAAAAGAAGATGAGAAAAAAATGCAAACAGCAGTAACAACCGCATTACAAGCTATCCTTGCGGATCGAGGTTACAAGGTGCTTGAAATAAAAACCTTTTCCGGTACAACATTTGTCGGCACTAATATTCAAATAAAATTCAACACCTACCTTTTAAGCAAATGCGTGTACTGCAATGATCATTTTTTTTCGACAATTCAAAACATATCGGAAGTTAGAATCTTATTTTTCAGCTAAAATAAATAACCCGGGGATTGCTCCCCGGGCCTTTTTTATTTGTAGCGTTTGCAGGCAATATTATAATCGTATATGCAAATCCATCCGGAGGGAATCCGCGCCCAAATATTTTTATTACCTTTGTAAACCAATTCGAGAATGGTGCATTTTGTGCCCCGCTTCAGGTATGCAATGTTGTTTTTATCGTCACGATTCAAACAATGCTTTCTGCCATCGGAAGTTAATTCCTTGATCTTTTTTCGGCCTGTGTTCGCGCCTGCGCCCTTGTAAACGCCGCGCACATATTTCAATGTGATTGTCGATCCGATTTTTGGCTTGGGATAGTCAAAAATAGCACCGCGCATTTTTGGCCGAAGCACACCAAGAAATCCTTTATATGTATGCTTTACTTTTTTGCAGGCAGAACCGCGCGGCCAGTTTTGATCGAAAGATTCAAACCACTTTGTGTTTCCGTTCCCGGTAGCAATGCCAATGTGACCATAAGGGGATATTTTTGTCCCCCATACAACAATGTCACCCTTTAATGGTACAAAAGTAGGATTGTTTGCGATTTTTTCAAAATTTGTAACAAGGGCTTTATGTGCGGAATAATTGGTATAATAATCAATCGCATTTCCCCACGCTCCAGGTTTAATGCCAAAGCAGGAATTTAAGTAAACCTTAGCCAAATCCACGCACTGGGCACCGGATACGCGATCATAATCAATTAACTTGCCTTTGTATGAGTTGTAAAATTGATCGTAGGTCATTCTGTGTACCCCTTTTCTTTTGCTTCATTTTTAACAATATCACCGGCAATAGCCGCAGAAGTGAAGCTATTATTTTTCCACCAACTCCAAATTGTGGAAAACACTGTTAAAAGTGTGGAAAAAAACAAATACACTTCATCATCGGAAAACGGAAGCGGGTTTTTTCCGATCATCGTTAAAACTGAATTAACAAGCGCAACAAAAGTCACGATTGTGCGAATAATGGTGTCCTTTGAAACATTTTTCATTTTACGTTATTCTCCAAATCTTGTATGCGGTGATCTGCTACCTGCTGGCGCAGTTCTTGCAGAGCAACCCGTTGTTGTAAATTGTTGTACTGTTCTTGCTTTTTTTCAAGCTGTTTAATTCTGTACAAAGTTTTTGAATTGGCAAGCCACGCGGTGAGCGAGGTGCCCACCAGCGTGACCGCAGATGACAGAATTATAGTCAACTGTTCAACTGTAATTATAATCACCCCTCGAATACAATTCCGTCAACGACAAGTCCGTTTGCGTCCGACACGGTGAAAACTCTGCTTCCGTCAAAAGCAACCTTAATTGAGTTTGAACCCTCAGTGACTAGCATTGTAAAGGCTGAACCGGATTTGAATCCGTAGAAATATTGGATCCGTTCAACGCCGGACGCGCTGGAATGATACCGAACGCCGATCCTGCTTGAATGCTGGACAAGGTTTGAAATCATTTCAGCCGACCAAATTTGTACACCGCCATCGGAGCGTGTGTCAATCGTGCCGGAAGTCCTGTTTTGCGCGTCACAGATTTTACGCTGACAAATAAGCGCGTTATCGGATTCTAAGTTCACGCCGATATTGTGCTTTTCGTAGCCGTAAAGCTGGGAACCGCGTTGTAATCGAATGCAAGGATTAGTCGGCCATTCTTTCAGGGTGCCGGAACCGCCGCCGGAAAGAACCAGGGTTGTGTTCAGCATATTGTAGGCAGTTTTTCCAGATGAATAAATCAAGTCAACATCGTTGCAAAGTAGCTTATTCACATTTACCGCGCGGATTGTATGGGGCAAATTTGCTTCATTGGTGTTTGAATTTGCAATCTCCAAATTGTCCAATGTTACACTGTTTGAATTGTGAATCACCAATCCCATCAGTTTAGGCCTTGTTGTCGGTGGATCGTTGGAAGTGTACCGGCCGGAAATATAAACATTGCCGCCATTTGCGATATTGAACCAGCGGTAAGAACCGGTTGTACCTTTTACGCGTATTTCCAATTCTTGGTGATAAATTGGACAGGCTAACAAGTCCATGGCTTGAAAGATTTGATTGAAAGGGTTGCCTTTCGTGCCGTCAGGTGATCGGTTCATGTGATAAATACCGCCGGCGTCCGCGTCCTTATCAACATAAACAATATTGTTAAAGCTGGAATACCCAACGCCCTGCCCCTGCGTGGTAGTTTGTTTAATAGAGGAAGGTGTGCCCTGCAACAGAGAACCGCGCCAAATAGAAATCATTGAATCCGTGGGGTTGACGGCGGTAATACCCTGCGAATTGGCATACACATAGAATTTATCATTTACAGTTAAATCCTCAAATTCTCCCGACCAAAAACGCTGATTGTCCAAATACTGCGGAATTGTAAACTGGCGAATGTAAACGCCCGCCTTATCGTAAATGCGAATCGTATTCGGGGAATAAGTGAGCATTACAAAGGCGGTTGCGTTGGCCTTAATTGTCTGCATGATATATTCAAAGCCGGGGTTTGAAAGAGCCACCATATTTGACGCGGTGTTTGTTGCCGGATCCCACTCATACACATTCAGGCCTTGAGAAATGTACATTTGATCGTTTGTTTGATCGTAAGCAACGGAAGAAACAGCGCTTTCATTGTATCCGGCAGGTGAAGAATACTTTTGAATTGTTGCAAGTGTTGTAGGGTTCAATTCAAAAATAGTCTTAGACGGTGCACCGTTCAATTCACTCGTAGCAATAAAAAGACTATTTCTTTTTGAATTATAAACTATTGAATTGGCGTGCCCTAACCCCTCAATATCCCGCCGCGTTACCTGGGCACCGTTGGAATAGTTAAACACAACAACTGCCGCCGTTGTGGGGTGCAACTCCAAGGTATGGCCCCGGGGCACAAAAGCGCAGGCATAATAATGGTTGCCGCCAATGGTATAGCGCGCTCCGCCTTGATTCACAGGGTAACGATCTGTTTCCTGCTCGGCGTTTGCAAGGTTTTCACCGCGAGATGTCCACCCAAGTAGCCAGCGCTCAAAATCAATGTAGGTTGAATGCGGTTGATTTTTGAATGTTACAAAGTCCTTTTTAAGTTGGGCAATTTCCTTCCGGAATTCGTCAAAATAGGGGGCACAAATAACAGCGAGAATTTCTTTTAGTGTTCCGTCATCGTACCATTTCTGCAACTGCTCCGTAACTGTTTCCTTGATATGTTTATCAAGGTTTTCCAACAAATCAATAACATATTTTATCAATTCATCGTAACTGTTTACTTTTTCAATTACTTCATTCATCTTTTTCAAAACGCCATAAAGCAATTCTTCAAAAGATAATGAATCATCGTAGACTTGCGGCAGAATCCGGTTGCAATAAAACCGCCGAAGCACCGCGATAGGGTCTACATCGGGTTTGGGATAATTCATATTTACCTCCTTAATACCATAACGGCATGAATAGGTCTTTATACTCGTCAAGCAATTCCGAATAAAGACCGTTTACTTCATTTTTGAATTGCCGAAACACTTCCCCGGCAGGCATTGTTAAACCGGTTATTGTTTCGATTTGGTTTGATTTTGTTGTGCTGTCATTGGCGGTGGTGGTTGATCCTTTATCTGTTGCTTTGTTGGAAGCCGTATCAAGGTTGGCGCGGTCCGCGTACTCAATAGAATTGAAGTCTTTTGCTTTCATCATGTTGCCGGGAAGATCGCTTGCCGCCCCGCGCATGGTTGAATTAGAATCGTTTTGATTTGAGAAAGAACCGGTTGACTTGCTTTTTCCTGTGGCGTTTGAATCCGTTTTCCGATTAAATTTTTGGTTTGCAACCGCCAAATCTGCGGTCAATTGTGCGAATCCATCAAAGGCTTTTGCGTACCCGGGCATTACTTCCATACATTTTGATTGAAGTTTTACTTTCCAAAGATTGTAAGTTTCAAAAGCAAATTCATCAGTCAAATAATGAAAAATAAAAAGGGTTTCAAAGTATCGCTTGAAGTCCTCTATTTTCTGTGGAAATGGATAGGAAAAATCAAAAATTTTATTCCGCGCAGATTCAACGCGAATATTCAAAGCGTTATTTCTGTTTTCGCATAAATTGTTGACAACAACTTCCAAACTTGTGGTATATCGTGCCATTACTCCACCCCCTGCGGTTCATCGTCAGTAATTTCGTCATCATCAAAAGCGGGTTTATCCTTTTCGATAATTTCACTTTGTACCCGCGGCTTTACGGAAATATTCAGGCCGAACCGTTCATTGATTTGCTTGCAAGCGTTTTTCCGTTCATATAGCATTGTTTCCAAGTTAATAGACACAAATTGATTATTTGCATTGACTTCATCGGTAATAAGGCGTTCGGCTTTTTCGTTTTGCACATTGTTCACACCGAGAAACGAAAGAAATTCAGCTTTGTAGCTTTCTAACAAGGTGTAAAGATCTTTAGCTACCAACGGTGCGCCGGTGTTTACACTGCCAAAGCAATCGTTGAAATCATTGTCTTTGTCAATGAAAATATATCCCTGCGAGCCGTCATATTTTGAAAATAGATTTGCAAGTGCTAATTTTTGATTTGAAGTTCCTTTTAGAATTACCGGTGTTTTCTGCGCATTCACATTTATATCAATTATTTGTTGTGTTTTTGCGATCTTATCCACAAAATAATTTATATAAAATAAAGTCGGTGTCCACATCGGATTGTTTTTAATTAAAACAAATTCGTCTGCGTTGTATTCATGATTGAAGTTAATGCCGTAACCGTTGATTTTGACCGGGTAGCCGTACAAATTCAAAACAGATTGATCTGCCGCCCGCAGGCCTAAAAAGCCCCTGTCGCGATCATTACAGAATGCGGCCTTTCCGTCTTGGATCAATGCGAATTCTAAAAAGTCCGCGTCCACCGTGTCCGGCAGGTTTTCCCATTCAAAAACTGTGGCGGCAATATTCATAAAATAACATTGATAGATTTGGTTTAGCTGTGTTGCGGTTAAAATTGACTTTGATTGACCGGCGAATGTTCCATTGGTGGCTGGGCTGTGATAAAGTGCAAAGGGCTTTGTATTTGCAGGATTTTCCATTATTATCCCTCCTTTTTTAATTGTTATCAAGGGAGTAATTCCCAAAATCTGAAATGGAATGCCAAATTGTAACCCCTGCATTGAACATACCGCGAATTGAAGCGGCTTCCGGTGCAGGTGCGTTCACTTTGATATTACAATCAACTGTTTGTAAGTAATTCCATTTGCTCCGGGTATCTTTCCAACTGGATATTTTACCCCACTCGTTAATTGCATAGCCATACAAATCCAAAAAATCATCAATCGGTCCGCATTCATGATATAGCGGTGAGCAATCAACCAAACGAAAAACACAGTTATCGCTTGAAATGGAAGTTGAATCACCTTGCGAACCTTTTGTTGCCACTTTTGAATTAAAAGCGCTTGCAATATCTCTTGAAGCATTGAAAATAGAACCAACTGCACCCACCCCGGAGGTAATCGCTCCGGCAACATTACCGGTTGCAATATTTGCCCCAAGGCTTACGGCACTACCAGCCACAGCCCCCGCCGCATTCAACACGGAGCCAAAACGATTAAGTGTTCCTTGAACGCCGCCATTTTCATTGTAGCCGATTTGCATTTCACATCCGTATGGCACATCGAACACTGATTCAGCAGGCATTGCATAATTCGTAAATTTCAACTTGAAAACATTTGTTGCAATCGGCTTCATTTCAATCTTCATCTTAATTGAATTCCCCGAAATAAATTCAGGGCGTAACGGTTGACTGAATCCGTTATAATTGTAAACAACATAAACTCGGCACATGGAAGTTAGCATTTTTTTGTTTCGCGGAGTATATCCGCACGCAAGCGTTGATCCACTCAACCCCGCATTCGCCGTTTGTGTGCAAAGATAATTAGTTGAAATGTATTCAAAATTAACCCCACCAGCCGAAACAGAGTTTAACCAGCCCCCACTTTTTAATGTTTGATAAACCCAACGCGGTAAACACTTAAATGTTAAAATATCTTGCCTGCGGTCAACCTCTCCGGCAAATTCATTGATTAACTTTTGTATATCGTCCGCTTGATGAATAAAGCAACTATATTGACCGGTCATTAACGACCCATCGCCATAACCACCATAAACCCAAGGGTTGCCGGGCTTTGAAACGGACACCATTGTCCAAAGTGGCCCCCATTCTGTTTCATCGAATAACGATATTTGCTTTTCATAGTCGGCAGGTGCTCCCACCGGTTCCGGTTGGAGCCATCGGCCAACGGTGTCCTCGCTTTTTTTCACATGAGCGCGGGCGATTAAGGATTTATAATAGGTAATATTAAATTGGTAGGTTTGCCAGTAATCGGTTGTAATATAAATCATTGCAATGTCTTGTGCGATATATTCAACACGATCAATAAAAGCATAATACCATTTTTTATTTCCCTGACGGTTCACAAAATCGCTGTTTTGGTATCGGCAATAGTTAAAGGCTTCAAAGCGTGCAAAGTTTCCTTCGATTCTGAACGCTTGATCCTTTTTGATATAATTGAATTTTGTTGCGCTTACACCTTTTGCCGCCAAACCATCAAAGGCGGCGACTTGCGCCGCCGCCGTTGGGAAATCAACAATGGCATGGCATTCTTCAGGCTTTCCCCATGGAACTGTGAATAAATCCAATCGTGTTGTAGGGTGAGTTACTGCCATTGTTTTTACTCCTTTTATTCAGCCACATCAATAACAAGAACGATAGGCGTTGTAACATTGTCAGTAATCAAATTACAGACAACGGTTGCAGTTGAACCTGAAACCGGAACAGCCGCCCCAGCCGTAAATGTAATTGTTTTATCCATCGCGTTATGTGTCAGAGAAACATAATCATTAAGATTGCCATTGGTAATTTTATCCTTTAAGCCGGATTCAATCACCTGCTCAATCATCAATTTCACGTTCTTAACAGCATAATCACTTGGAATTGTTGCATAATTAATCGTTTGAACTGCTTCATGATTTATTGTTACAAGGTTTTCACCGTCAGACGAATTGTAATTTGTGATTGTCAAATCCTGCAAAGCGTCAGCTTTCGGAACTTCAAACACCATGGCATTTGCAAAGGGGCAAATCCCGTAAATTTGCCAAACATGGAAGAAATACTGCCAGGTTAGGGAAGAGCCGATAAAATCTTCTGCCGCCGTTTGGATGTTGTCATAGACCTGGAACAGTGCTTCATCACAAATCACAAAGCCAATATCGGACAGCGTTTTGCCAATGCGCTTTCTGTTTTCCAAATCGTAATTGTCATAATCGAATGAATCAACTACAATAAGATTGTTTCGGAAATCAGCTTCTGCCATGTTGAACGCCATTGCAAGAACCTTTACGCCTAATTTGTTAATCAAATCGGAACGAATAATAATTACAATTCGGTCAGCTTCCGACCATGTTTCAACCGGATCGCCGACTGCTCCGGGCTGGTTGATATAGTTGTTATAGGCGGTAGAGGGGAATGTCATATTCATTGCAGTTTCGCGAATGGTTGCAACCATGTCTTCCGCTTCATCTTTCGTAGCGGGCATTGCCAATTTTCGACCAAGAATAACATTATTTGCATACGCGTCAACAATGGACTGCTTGAACAAGTTGAATTCGCGAATTTCATTGCCGGAGAAAACAGAATTAATTTTTGCAGATACAAAACGGTTAAATTTTTCGTAGGAAACAAAAGCGCCCATCAATTCCTCACGGTTAATAGACAACGGAAACACGTCTTGCCGGTTTCTGCTGTAATAGGCTACCTTTGTATCACCTTTGTACAGTTTCAAAATGCCGGACAGATTCTCGCCATTATATCCCATGGGATTGACAGGGTTTTCATAAATCTGCTGGACATCGGTGCCCAAGGGATAAGGCCGACCTTTCTTCAGGCGAGCAAGGCGGTTTGAATAACGCTTTACTTCCACTGCTGTAAACATAATTCTATCTACCAAGACAGAAATAAATTCATTGGTATGCGCTTTGTAATTCAAAATCGGGTTGGCAAATTTACTAATATCGTCACCCTCAGCAAGCACAGGAACATCCTTCTGCGCGGATCCGCTCATCATAGAACGAACTGCGTTCAATGTTTTTTGCGCTTTTGCCGCTTCGGTCAATTTCTTAGTACTCATTGAAAAAATCTTCCTCCTTTAACTCCTCGATCACTTCATCGGGTGTCTTTTCTTCATTGGCGGGCGGTGTGTCCTCTGGTTTGTCTACCTCGAGTCTTTCGCCCACTTTCATCATAAGGTTTCCGTTGATCTCGCGGATACGGTTATTGTCCTCGACAAGATTTGCATTCTCAACGGTCAGGCGTTCAATCTCGCTTGCGTAGTCCACAAATGTATCCGTTATTGTTGCAAGATCGGGGCCGATCTCGGTTACATCTTCCGCTTTTGCAACACGGTCAACAATTTCTTTGATTTGCTCGACAGATAAACTCATTTTGTTTTACTCCTTTCATAATCTATTATATAATCTTTTCCACTTCACTTTTGATTTGCAAACTTTCAAAAAACAGCCGCCCCGCCACTGCAAAGGACTTTATTTTCTTAATCTCGGCTCCTGCGTGAGGTCGGTTGTTTTCTGCTATTTTGTTTGCAGTTAATGGATTTGTCTTAGGGTCGCCTGTTTTACAGGCGTATAATGCTTGCGAACTGGAAGCGAAAAAGAAATATATTATATTGTTATTAGTTTTAATGTTAAAAAGTTGGATTGAATCTTTGGGTTTTCGTTCGATTTGTGAATAGTCATCGTTTAGGAATGATTCATTGTTTGCATACTCGTTATACTCGGGTAAATATTTTGTCGCTAATTTGTTTTGTGGTGTTGTTGCTTTCGCGAATGCTAATTCATTTGTAGTTGATAGCATTTCTGCATATATTAAATCGTTTTTGAATAATGGGTTATAATGAAATTTTATTCCGAATGCTAAACAGTAAGGGTTTATCATTGATAGGGCATTGGCTAGCATGAATATCTTCCCATCTTGGCGGGTTCGGAATATTGTTTCTTGTAAATCGGTAAACACTCTTAATTCATTCGGCAGGTAGCGCCGGAATGAAGACTTATTGTCAATAATGAATTCATCATATACTATTGTTGTGACTGATGAAAAATCATCGGAGCCTTTCAGTATATCGGCGTTTGTCAGCGCGATAAATCGCCCTGCCTGCTCGCCGTCTATATAGGCGTTTTTTCCTTTGATCTCAAATTTGTGGCCAGGGTAATTATTTTTATGTTTTGTAAAAAATCCGTCCGTGGCTTCTTTTATTTCCGTTTTATAGCGGCGAAGCCAAACAAATTGTTTTTTGCTTTTTAGATATTGCTCAATCACATATTTTTTTAATTGATATGTTTTGCCTATGCCGCGTCCACCAATTAAAATGTTAAGATAACGGTTGTAAGATAAACATTTGCGTAAACTGTAATACTTCATAATCGGTCGGCGGAGAAGTCGCACCCCGGATCCACCCGGTGCAGTTCGGCGGCCGACTCCTCGCCGGTGGGACCCACCTTCACTAATGCATTTTGATTCCCCGCCGCCTTAAAAAGAATAGATGAAAGGTTTATACACCTTTCATTTATAATGATAGCAGATAAAAATTGTTTTGTCAAGGATTTTCGGCAATTACTTTATGTATATTTTCATATTACAATCTGTATAGAGCGGAGCGCCAGCCGAGTTGGTTCGATTGGGGAAAGTTTATTTGTTTACTAAAATGACACTACCATACCA